CAGTTCTGCTAACCTACCTTGTTGTTGTAACTCTACCAACTTGGCTTGTGCTTCGGCTTTCGCAGCTGGGTCGGGAATAACCTTATCCAGAATCTTCATGCCTACACCAATAATATCGTCAACTCCAAACATATCTACTCCTTAATACCCCAAGTTAAATACCATGCTATAAATGCTGCTGCTGCAAAACAATACAATTGAACTCGCCTTACCGCCTTTATATCGTGCTGATATTCTTCGTTGTCTTTTCTCTGAAGGTTTTCAATATCTAGCTTGATTTTCAAGACCGCTTCCCACTCTTTAGCACCGTACTTCTTAACAAAATCAATCTTTAATCTAGCCTCCTCATCGGAGATTTGCTTCTTATGATTCCATGCTTCAAGCGCTTTAATTAGCGCCATTTCTTTTCTTGCTTCTGCTTCCCGTCTTGCCCGTAATCGTTCTTGGGCTTGCTTCTGGGCTACATCTAAACCGTCTTTTTGTATTCCTTCAATGCTTTTAGACAGACTTTTTGAGGCTTCTCGACTTGCATCAAGACTCCCACTAAGAGTTTTCACTCCTTCGGTTATACCAAACGGGTCTGCCATACTTTTTCACTTTACATAACTCCGCCACCAGCGGCAGGAACGGATGTCGCATGGATGGAAATGTGCTGTTTAAGGTTTAAAGGCGCACTGCAGTCTGAGCAGGTATCAGCAGAAAGTTCAGACTCATCAAGGTCGTAACCACAGGCACGACATTCAATATGAACTTCATGTTTCGGCTGAACCAGACCATCTACAATCTGGGCTTCAATTACTTGTTTCATTATGCTTTGGGCCAGTTTGCAGTTACAGCAGCCAATTCATCTACAGTAGTTGTAGCAGCAATAGCGGCAACCAAACGAGTGCATTCTGTAACCACAGCAGCACGATAAGTTGCTACATCAGCTGGCACATCAACGCTACGCTCTACCTTACGGATAATCATCCAATCAGTAGAAGATAGAAGGCTATTAGCTGTGGCTTTAACTGTAGCGGTTTCTGTAGTCTTTAGACCTTTAGTAACCAAACGCTCAGAGGTATTAACCATCTGTTTTGTAGCTTCGTCATAGACTTGTACATACAAAGGGTTGCCGTTCTGATCTGATTCTTCACGGTCATTTAATAACTTAGCAGCACCAGAATAACTGGCTTCTACTGTGCTGTTTGTCTCATTTACACGGTAGGCTGGACCAGTAATCCAGTAATACTTATCATTAGGGCGAGTGCCATGAATGATTTCCCAAATGCCAGCTTGTAGCTTTTCGGCAGGGGTTGAAGTGCGGAGGAACACGGCAGAATACTGCTGTGAACCAATGTTAAAAGGCATATCTAACGGGAGGATTTGAGTTACCTGTCCGTCTTGTACTACTGCAAAGTTGCTCATATTATTACTCCTGTTAAAAAATTGTTAACGCCCTAAAGCGCTCTTAAATGGGTATTCGGCAAATGCCATGTAAATATAAGTTCCACCTGATGCGTTTCTATCTGTACCAGCTTGTCTTAATTTAAATCCATTTGAAACAAAATCCATTAAATCTGTTCCTGAAAATTCAGCATCAGAATAATTTGGATATAGTATTTTATCAACAGTATTTTCAGGGTCTCTAGCAGAATCTTGAATAGTCCAAGCAGAAGTTGAATCTGACCGCTTAAGCATTACAAATTTAGGTCTAAATCCTGTATATACAAATGGACCATCAGCAGAACCATTACCTGTATAGCTACCAAAAGCACTAAAACCAGCTATTTGTGACCAGCAATAGGCTACATAAGTGTCACCATTAGAATTTGTGTTTCCTGTTGTTCCAATACTAAATACAGATGATGTTGGGCTTGTGTTATTCCAATAAATTGAATTTGTGTATGGCGCAGAAGTTTGTTCTAAAAACAATGTAGCAGTTGGCCCAACTGATTTTGTATAAGTAGCCCAACTACTACCAGCTATACTTCTTGATTTAACAATAACCATGCTAGGTGCAACACCAAGTCCATGACCAACAGTAGCGTTTGCTCCGCTTCCTGTATAAAGAACAATACTAAATCCAGCGGTAGCATTAACGCTTACTGTTGATGTAATAGAACCAGCGGTATTTGTAGTGTTAGTGCCTTGACCAGCTTGCCATTGCCAGCCTACAAAAGATGAACCACTATAATTTACTCCAGCCGCAGTTCCTAAACTAAATCCATTTGAATTAAACGCAGTAACCCTTTGTGCTGAATATTCTTCTGCTCCTGTAGTATCGGTAAATAAAGTATTACCAACACCTCTTACAGAATCAAACAAATCATTGTTAAAGCCAGCATCAGTTCTTGATTTAATCCATACAAAATCAGGTTTAAATGGTGCGGCATTAGTGATTGACCTTGCAGAGCCATTACCTGTCCATAAAGTAGCATCCATTACCAAGTTACCCTGTTGGATAGTAGGTGTTGGTAGGTTAGTTGTACAGAGAGACTTATAACCAGATGGCGGGGCGTACGTAAAAGCGTACTGACCAAAGTTAGCAACAGCAGTTGTTGTTCCGTATAAAGAAATTGCTGGAGTATAGTTTCCACTTAAACCACTATATGCTTGTCCAAGACTAGAACCATTTTTATAAAATGTTAATGTTCCAGCATCCATGTCAAGAGCTACACCAACAACATCACCATTTGAGGTTGTTGAACCATAAGAAACTCCTGATGAATTATTGTATTTTGTAGCAATTAATCCATAAAAACCATAAGATGTTGCAGTTTTTCCTACATAATTACCAGTAGTAAAAAATGTAGTCATGTCATCAGTTTTTGTAAGTCCTATAAATAAATAATTATTTCCTGATGTTGGGCTTACTTCCCAATAATATTTTCCACTTGAAACACCCATAGTTGAAATAATAGTATTCCAATCAGCAGCAGTTGATGATGCTTGTAAATTACCATTTGATGCAGTTAAATTTGTATTTTTTAACAACGGATTCATTACGCAATAATTTCCACGAATAATCCCGCCTACATCGCCAGTAACATTGTATGGAGTCCACTGTGTAGGTACATCAGTCATGGAGTCGTAGGTAGAATTACCTGTTGCATAGGCAACGATAACTACACCAGAGCCACCTGTACCGCCAGCTTGTCCAGTACCAGTGTACATACCACCACCACCACCGCCACCAGTATTAGCTGTACCGTTTGCGCCAGGTGAGCCAGCAGCACCTCCACCTCCAGAGCCACCAGCACCAGGAGAGCCGCCTATATCTGCACGACCGCCACCGCCACCGCCACCTGCATATGTTGTACCATTAATCCATGTAAGACCAGCACCACCAGCACCACCACTATTTCCGCTACGGTCTCCACCAACAGCACCAGCTCCACCGCCGCCACCTGCTCCGTTAAACGCACTAGCACCTGTTCCGCCAGTAGAACCTTGACCAAGAGTACCAGCACCGCCTGGACCTCCACCGTGACCAGCACCACCACCTGAGCCACCAGCTATACCATCACCAGGAGTTGCACCAGCACCACCGCCAACAGCAGTTAATGAACCAAATGTGGAGTTTGAACCGTTTGTTCCGTTGTTGTTAGTACCACTAGAGGCTGCACCACCAGCACCGCCAGCACCTACAGAATAGGCAAAAGTCTGACCTGGGGTTACAGCCATTGTTCCTTGTATTAAACCACCAGCACCACCACCGCCACCAGCACGATTACCACCACCACCGCCTCCAGCTACAACAAGGTAGTTAATAGATGTGACATTGGAAGGAACAGTATAAGTACCAGAACCAGATGTGTATGTTGTGTATTGATAAGACGGAGTTACTGAGAAGTTATTCGTGGTCCAAGTATTGTTATTACCTGAGAAGTCTAAGCCTAATGTACCTGTAGACGAGTTGTTGCTAAACGGCAAATAGAATCCGTTAGTACCGTATGTATTTGTGTATTTCTTACTTGTCCAGTTGCTAAATTGGTCATACTGCCCGAATGCTGTGGGGGATAGAGCTTGACCGCCAATAAAATTGACTTCAGTCATATAACCATCAAAATAACGACCACCACTACTTGTTCCCATGTAATGAACTACTGCACTATTAATTTTGGTGTTACCTGTTTTTGAACCTGAAACCATTAACACATTGTTTACATATACATTTTGCGTTGCACCATTATAATTCCACACAATATGATACCAAGCGGCAGGGTCTCGAAATACAGCAGTTGTATTTAAGTTTGAAGCACCTAAAACAGCGTTTAAAGTGCCGTTATCAAATTCAAGAGTATCAACAGAACTTGTATCAGCTTGAAACAAAACATGAAGTCCTGAATCAATAATTCCAAGTTTTATCCATCCACTCCATGTCCATGCTTGAAGATTTCCAGCACTAGCTGGAGTGCGATTCAAATAAGCAGACGCAGAGCTACGGAAACGCAAAGAGCGTGACATTGGGTTTGGCACATTAGCTACGGGCCAGTTATTAGTCTGTTGTGCTTGAGTTACATCCGTCATGTTCCATACGCCAGACGCAGAAGACTGGGTAGGTGTAGCTGGAGTTTTGCGGATCACACCGCCTGGGTATCTTTTACTCATCTTGCACGAGCCATTTTAAAAGGGTTTTCGGCAAACGCTATGTAAATATTTTGAACTGTGTAATTAAAATCACTATCTGATGACCTAATTTTAAATCCATTAGCTAAAAAATCAGCCACAGTTGCAGTATTTTCTGCATTGGCAAGGCTTGGGAAAAGCCTTGCATTTTCCACATTTGATGTATTTCTAGTGCTATCAATAATATTCCAATTGCCTGTATCACCTGATGCTTTCAACATTACAAATTTAGGTCTAAATCCTGTATAGACAAATGGACCATCAGTTGTAAATGTTCCTGTATAGCTACCAAAAGCACTAAATCCAGCTACAGGTGCAAAACAGTAAGCTACATAGGTAGCACCATTGATTGTTGCATTATCAGAAGTTCCAAAAGTTGTGCTTGTTACGCCACTTGCACCCCAAAATGGGCTTGCAGATTGAACTGCGGCACCAGTATTTAATTCTAAGAATGATGTTGCTGGACTAGACAAAGCACTATGATAAACAAGCCAAGCAGAAGTAGAATTTCTACGCTTTAAAATTACCATGCTAGGTGCAACACCTAATCCATGCCCTACTGTTTGATTTCCTGAACCAGCAGTAAAAGTAACTACACTAAAACCAGCTGTTGTATTTACAGAAACAGTAGAAGTAATTGTGCCGTTGGTATTAGATGAAGTTACACCCTGACCAGCTTGCCATTCCCATGCAACATAAGTCCCAGCGTTTGTATTAACATTCCCGCCAGAGCCAACGCTAAATCCTGTAGAAGTAAATGCTGTTAAATCGTTTACTCTAGTTTCATCACCAGCTGTATCTTGAGACTGTAGTGTAATTGTTGCACCACGAACAGTATCAGTTAAATCATTTCCAGTGGCAGCGCCCCTTTGTTTAATCCAAACTAAATCAGGCTTAAACCCTGATGCTGTTGTCAATGTTTGGCTTGTGCCGTTGCCAGTGTATAACTGAGCATCCATAAACTTATTACCAGCAGGAATAGTCGGCACTGGCAAGTTGTATGTATTGAGCCTATTAAACCCTGTTGGCGGGGTGTAAGTGAATGGTTGTTGACCGAAGTTTGTGTACCAGCCGTAGTTATCGCCTGTGTTTCCGTACATAGAAACTTGTGGGACTATTGGCGATGTTGGTAAATAAGTAAATACTGGACCAGCTCCAGTTACGGGATTACCAGAGTTTTGCCATGTACCATTTTTACCAACCCACATCTTAGACGCATCTATATCGTAAGCAATCATAATGACATCACCACTTACAGCAGAAGCTACAGTACCAGTAGAGCCATCGCCTTGTAAATTACCATTAGCTTGGTAACTACGAGTAGTTGAACCACCATAAGCATCACTCAAAGTAGATGTAGTGGTTGTCATAACGCCAACCATATTGTTCCCAGTGCTACCAGTAGAGCCAGTTAAAGTAGCTTCAAAATACCATTTACCGCTAGACGCACCTACAGTTGCACGGCAAGTAGACCAAGGAGAGCCAGTATGCCCAACACCTATTCTAGTTAAGTTACCTTGCGTTGGAGGATTGTCATAAGTATCAATTGGACTTAAAACGCAGTAGTTAGCAATTGTAGAACTCGCATTAGACGGTGAGTCCAACATAGAGTCATAGGTAGAGCCAGAGGTTAAACTAATATTGTTTACTGTCCAAGTATTACTGTTCCCGCTTGAATCATTACCTAGCGTTGCTGTGCTGGTAGTGTTATTAAATTTTAGATAATATCCGTTAGTTCCGTAAGTACCAGTATAAGGAATAGGTTGCCATATACCATTAGCATCGGTTGTTCCAAATGAAGATGGAGTAAGAGCTATTCCGTCAATAAAATTAACTTCAGCAATTTCTCCATCGTAGTATTCACTGCTATATCCACCAATAGTATGTGAAATTGTATTGTTTACTTGTAAATCTGAGTTTTGCGATGGAATTGTTCCACTAGTCATCACATATTGCACACTATTTACATACAAACGGAATCTATCAGTAGAACTTCCATTCATTGTTGATGTTGCAGAAGTTGTGTCTACTACGCAAACTACATGATACCAAGCTGATGGGTCACGAAATACAGCCGCAGTTTTCCAGCTTGGAGATGAGCCAGCAGTTTGAGCAATTTGCAATGTGTCATCACTGCCAAAGTTAAAAACAAACCACGAAACAGTTGAATAACCAGCATTAAGAATTGTATTAATTGATGCTAATTTTCCTCTTTTTACCCAAGCACTAAAAGTCCATGTTTTGCGATTAGTTGCACTAGCTGGAGTTCTGCTTAAAGTAGCAGATGCACTACTTCTAAACCTTAAAGACTGAAGAATAGGGGTTTGAGCAGCGGTGGGCCAGATACCCTGACCTTGGTACTGCATCTGTTGAGAGAGCGTGTATTCGCCACCAGCACTCTGTAGAGTTACTGTTGGTGCAGTTCCTGAAAGTAATGCGCCTTTGTAGCGATCAGACATCTAAACCTCTTAGCTAATGTTTTCGTAAGAAATAACAGCTTCCAAATAGTTAGCTGTTCCTGCTGTAATAACTACAGACTGGTTCTCCATTAGATAGAATGCGGTTGATTTATCAGTTACGATTAAAGATGCTCCTGCTGGCACAGATATATTATATGCCAAACGATAAGCTGTACCACCACCAGAGGCAGCTGAGTTAACAGAAACCGTTACAGTAGCAGCAGTTGAGCCGTTTACATTAGAAACAACAATGTCATCTACCTTGTAGACTAGACCACTAGAAGCGGCATTAGACAGCAAGGTCGTTGCTGAAGTTGTAGATAGGGCTGCATACGAAGTAGTACCGTAAATAGCCGAGACGTTAACAATATTTGGATTTGCCATTTTATCCTCCGAAGACAAGCGCCATGGCTATGGCTTTACCAGTTGTAATACCCGATGGGGTAGTAAAAGAAAGTGTTCCAGAGCCATTGGTTTGAATGACCTGACCGCTAGTACCATCTGCGCTTGGTAGCGTAAATGTTGTATTTGCTGCAATATTATCTGCTGCTTTTAAGGCTGTATAGTTAGTTCCATTATCGGTATCCTCATATAGCTTAATATTAGCACCAGCTACTGATGTACCAGCCACATCCATTTGAGTGATACCAGAAATTGTACCGCCTGTAATAGCAGCGGAAGGAGTTCCTAAAGACGTTAAATAAGTAACTACATCTACAACGTTTGTGCCGTTATTAAACACTAACATAGTCTTACCAGCAGGAACCGCAACGCCTGTGCCTGTGGTGTTTTTAACAGTTTTAGTTGCTGTTGTGCCGTTATTGATGATGTATAACTTCTCAATCTGGCATCCAGAACCAAGGACTAAGTTACCTGTATAACCTATTCCAGCACCAGATTCTGTAAGATTTAGGCGTAAATTACGGGCTGTTTGGGTAGCATTTGTGTCTGTAAGCGTTACAGTAACGTCTGCTGCGCTTGAATACGCTACATCAGCAGAGCCTGTGATGGCTTCTTGGATTGCAGTTCCAATATTGGTATCGGTAGTAATACCCCAAGTTCCAGCCTGTTCACCTGTGGTTATTAGCTCGAATTTTAATTCACTATACGTGGATGCCATTTTTTATCCTTTATGCTGCTATTGCTACCCAATTAGGGTTTTGTGTGTCAATAATATCATTCCAAGCGGGTATTTGCGAGTCATTTATGCCAGTCCAATTTGCTGTTTGGTTATCTGGAATTACTTGCCAAATAATGACGCTACCAACCTGACCTGTTGCACTTACACCTGTTACCCCTACATCTATTCCAATTCTTACTAAAACTGAGCCTACACTACCCGTAACCTGGAACCCTGTAACATTGATATTCTGACCAGCCTGTACGTTAACTGGGTTTAATTGAGTAGTCCCAACTACACCCGTTACGCTTACAGCAGCTCCAGCCGTTGTAGTTAAAGAACCTACGCTTGCTGTGGCAGAAACCCCAGTTACACTAACTCCAGCACCTTGCTGTACCGTTACACTTCCAATACTACCAGTAGCACTTATTCCAGAAACAGCCGCATTTGCAGCTATTTGTACTGTTACTGAGCCTACACTTACTGTTCCTGCAACACCTGTAATGCTAAATGATGCAGTTCCTGTTTCAGACGGACTACCAATACTTCCTGTGGCACTAACTCCAGTTACACTTACAGCAGTTACCGTTGTGACGGTGACAGATCCTACACTTCCAGTACCAGTAACCCTAGTTACACTAACCGAAGCATTTGCATTTATCGTAACAGAGCCTACTGACCCTGATGCACTTAAACCTGTTACTGCTACAGAACTACCAGCCTGAGCTGTTACTGTGCCTACACTTCCCGTTCCACTAACACCAGTTAAATTAACACTGGTATTAGACTGTACTGTTACTGATCCAACTTGTCCTGTGGCGGAAACGGAAACACTTCCATAACCCCACGCAGACTGACCCCAGCCTTGGCTTCCCCAGCCTCCTAACGGAACAATGACATCAGCCACACCTCAATTACCCTTAAGCAATACGGATAATAGCGTTTGTTGCGTCAGCCGTTGGGAAAACAATCGTAAATGTACCTGCGGTAGATGTCTTAGCACCACCAAAATCAAGGATACATACGGCTGGATTACCAGCTGCTGAACTGTTATAAATCATTGCGCCATATGCTGTAATAGTTGCAGATGTAAATGACAAGTCATTAAAGTCAGTAAACGCTGTAGTGCTTGAAGATGTTGGGGTAATGTTAGTCAACGCACCACCACCAGCAGAATAGCTACCAGAAGCCGTTACTTCGTTAGTTGCTGTATAAGCTGTAGTTGCGGCTGTAAATGATGCTGAGTTATCATACATTGCCAATTTAAAGGTATTACCAGTACTAGCCGTAAAGTTGTGCGTTGCTGTCATTAACTGCACTTTAAAGCTGGTACACATAAAATTGCCTGTAAAAGCCATTTTGGACTCCTATTCTTCTAAAAGTTTAATTAATTCGGGGTGACCAGCTTCCCTTAGCTTGTGAGCTAGTGTTACACGATCAAATTTTACTGCCTCATTCATGTAAAAAACTAATACCCCACGGATGTTATTGCGAAAAGCGTTTGCTTGTTCACGAACCAATGGGTGGGATTGGTCGCCTACTTGAATGATTTTATCTAGTGCTCTTTCAGCTATTTCCTCTGGAGAAAATCCTCCATGGTCTTTAGTAAAGACTTGGATTCCGTTAGATTCGCCTATTCCTTGTACAGTTATCATTTTACTGGATACCTCACTTGACCGCTACGATAAGAGTCTTGACGATCCTTAGCTTCGCCTAATTGTTTAAGTTCTACCATAGCTTCATCGTAACGAGCTTTGTAATTGGTAATAACATCTGCATCAGACTTCATAAATGTAGCTGCCTCCAATAATGCTCCATAGACTAATACCATAGAGAAATTATCTCCAAGCCAGCTTGTGCCAGCTGTAACAATGGAAGTTGGATAGTAGAAATAATGGAGTTCTGTAGCGTAATTAGCGTTCGGGGTAGGCCCAAGAATAAAAGCAGTGGAATCAAAAACAGCGTAATACTGCGGTTCACCATAGAAAGTAGAGTCAGTATCTGGGAAGGCTTCACGAATAAAGTTGACATCTTTGTTTAAAAGATAAAGATATTCGTTATTGGAATTAATTACTGCAAGGCTATAAGTTGCAAGCCAGTCTGTAGGCATTTGGAGATACTTGTTTCCAGATGTCATGTTACCTGTAACGTTCTTACGAAACGCTGGCATTTGCACCATATTGTAGATGCGTTGCTCCGCCAACTGCACAAAGGTAGCAATTTGCTGTGCAGAAGTAAACGACCCAACCGTAGCTGGAAAGTCGTTTTCAGCGTAACTTTTAATTACAGAAGTTAATTCCGTGTAGTTCATTAAGCCATTGGTCCTCGTGCCATTACACCTTTAGTAGCTGCGCCCGTGCCACGAATCTTTACTTTGCCATTCTTGTCAATTTGTGTTGAAGCAGGATTACCCGTGCTAACTCTACGAGCTGGCATACCGCCTGGCGTAGACTCAACAGCACTCATTGAGTTTGGATCAGTTTTATAGCCAATATCACTAGATTTCATAGCTTTTCCATCCATAGTGTGTGGTTTTGCATAGACTTTGGCATCGCCAACTTCTTTACCCATAACTTTTTTGCTAAACATTATCGACCTCTTCCAGCTGCTTTACGCATACCTTGGTTTTGAACCTTAGCTAAATTACGACCAATTTTCTTCATTACGTTTTGGTCTTTACCTAACATTTTTGGCTTTGACTTTAGTACTGAAGCTGTTGGACCGCTATCACCTAAATTGCGACCTTCTGTTTTGCCTTTTTTGGCTACACCATCTGCATCACGTTTAAACATTTTCTACTCCTAAGTTGTTGTTACTGTTACGCTACCTACTAAACAAGATGGGGCAAGATCGTTGGGTGTTAAGCCATTGTCTCTAGACCCTCCAACGGGGTTCCATCCCCATTGAATAATCCTACTTCCACCTGCTGGATACCCTACACCCTGTTCAGTTGTGCTATTGGTACCATTAATCTGTAATCCACTACTGCCTGATACTGTATAACTGACATCTGGTCTTGGTTCCCGAACCGCTTGCGGGTCATCAACAGGGTACATACCTAATGATAACTGCGGTTGGTCTGGTTCCCAACACTCAGGACAAACCTTTATATTCTTCATTTGCTGCTTTACGACCAGCTTTCTAAGCTCTTTTAGCTTATAGCGCTGACCGCATCGATCACACTCTGCAATGGCAAACTTGCCACTACTGTACTTATTAGGCATAGAAGGTAGTCCTTGGCACGAATCTAGAAGCCGCCTTCTCCCTATCCTCCGTAGATGCCATTAACCATTGTTCTTCGTATTCACTTTTTAAAAACTGCATTCTTGGCAACGCATCTGGTAATTTTTGGGATAAGTAGAAAGCCAATCCAGCTACCATACAAGGCAACAAACGGAAAGGAATATCTGGTTCTACTGTACCGTTAGTGCCAGCGTCTTGTATTCTGCGTAGTCTCCAGTAAACAAAAGTATAAGGACCACCACCAGCATCAGGGGTGGGCCAAACATTTATACATGGAAGGTTTTTATTGGTAATAGCAGCGCCAGTAGTGTGGGATGCTGCAGTTGTACCGCTTTGACCACGATAGCAATTGATTAATTGATTGCCAGAAACGTTGGCATAGCCAATAATTTCTGAATCAATTTGAATGAATCCAGCGCTTGCCAGTTGACTTGCATCGCTTATAGTAATAGTAGTAGCGGTAGAATTAATGGTGCCATTTAAAGTAACGCTTGTACTGTTGCTTTGACCAGTTTGGCGGTTAAACCACATCTGGATAGGGCGACCTTGAGTCAGCTTATTGGGAATGGTTGAATAGGTAGACTCAGAAATACGGGTAATATTAATGTCAATCTGGTTGCTTTGAACACCATTGTTTTGACGAATAATAGTGTCTAAAAGGTCAATAGTGTTAGTTGGTACAGGGTATATACCTTGACCTGTTACCAGCTCAATCTGACCTTGTTCAATAGTCCATAGGTTTAAACCACGATTAGCCCACTCTACAGTCAGTAGATTTAAAGACCTACGAGCGGTACGCATATCGTAACCAGTACGCAGTTCTGTACCACAACGCTCAAAAGCCTCTTCAATGAGGTTATTGAGGTCTAGATTAAAAGTAGTTATGCCTGATGTACTCATATTTTCCTAAACGGCTTTACTTTTGCTTTTACCTTTTGCGGCTGCGGCACGAACTGCTGCCCCCGTGCTTTTCCTGCTCGTTTTGCTTTTGTCGTTGCTGCGTACTCCTGCGGGCTTAGGGCTTCTATTGCTTTTTTTGGCAGGTATCTCTCCCCCGTCTTGGACGATGGTTTCCCTGACTTGGTTGTCCATTTCTGGTCTCCCCAAGCCTTTAAAGATTTTTGCGATTTTGTTAATCCACTCATTTATATCCACCGCCAGCCGCCTTATATTTTTTTGCTACTAGTTGAGCTTTACGAGCTGACCATTGACCAGCACCAGTGCCTTGTGTTGCAGCTGCTTTAACTTGAAAAACAATCCGTTTACGCAAGCTAGGTTTTGTGTAATTACCAGCAGCATTAACTGTGCCGCCTTCTTTGTACTGAGTAAAGTCGGTGTCATCTCTACGGGCTTTCTTTTTCCCGTTAGGCATTTTAGAGGGGGAGATTGCTCCCATTCCTCTGCTTGGTCTCATGCTCTTGTTTTTCCACGAATTGCACAACCGTCAGCACGTCTAGATGCTGAAGAACGAACAGATCCACCACGTTTAAACGCACCAGATCCACCATCGTCAACCATTTCTTCTGCTTGGCGTTTAACTGGGATCTTTTTGCCAGATTTATTGGTTACCTCTTTAACGCCCATACCTTCGGTTGATTTACCAAAATTTGGCTTACTCTGTTTAACAGGAATATCTTTGCCTTTAACTGACACAGTTCTAGTTGGCTTTAAAGCATCTATAGTTTCAGATGGGTTAAAACCTTCTTCAGCTCTACGGACAACATTTTTAGCTGCGCCTTCAGCAGCTTCTTTGGCTGTACGCTTTGCGCCCATTTCAACCACTTTTCTAAGCATTGGCTTAAGTAAACCAGCACCAGGAATATAATCTTCTGGATGCACAGGCTCAAGTGCTTGAGACTTGGTTAGCTTTTCCATACGTGCCCGTTCAGCTTCCATATCCACTGCTGGCTTGGTAGGTGGAACAACTGTTTGAGAGACTTTAGAGGTGCTTTTAGAAGCTGCACGAGTTACTGGGGCACCGATATCACGAGACTCTTCGCTAGCGCCTTCTACATACTTCATAGCCTTGCTACGAGTATCTTCATTAATACTAGGAACAGGGTTTGAAGGATCGGCAGTGACGTAGTCACCATCAGAAAACTTGCGCAGTCTCTTTCTCATATTAGCAAGCTCCACCTTTTTTCATGCTAATCATTGTGCCTTTAGTTTTACCTTTTGTGGCGCAGCCATCGGCAGAGGAACGGAATGAGCCACCTTTAGCCATCTTTTTAGGAGCACAAGCCATACCGCCCTTTTTCAAAGTTAACTTTGTGCCTTTACCGCCTTTATGCTCTTGCATATCATGCTCTTTAAACGCTTTCTTGATCATGGCAACATCTTGTTTCTTGTCCATTTTCATATCTTCTTTAGCATCACTGGTCATGCCGCCTTTTTTCATGCCATATTTGCTGCCCAAACCAGCAGACATACCAGCTTTTGCTAAACCACCCATTCTTGGGTTTTTATTCATACCAGTCTCAGCATCTTGCTTTTTAAGCATATCTGAATCTTCTTTACTAACTCTACCAAGACGGCTACCACGGTCTTTACCCATGTTTAAATGCGATCCAACGTAGGCAGAATTATCTTCAACCATATCGCCTTCAGCATATTTACGAACTTTTTTCATCATTCCACCTTTTTTAAATGTTTTGCCTTTATCGGCAGCGGCAAAATCTTTGCCAACGGATTGAGGAACTCCTGCTTTTTTAGCCATTTTTGGGCTATGTGCAATCATTTCCATGAAATTGTGTTGTTTTTTAGAGACACTTGGCATTATTTATTTCCTAATAAGTTCGTCAATTTTGCTTTCAAGTTTGTTAAACCTTGAGTCCATGTGTTCAACAATGCGTTCAAGTTCTGCTTTAGTAACGTTATCACGAGCCACCTCTTCTCTTGTTTTGTTTAACAAAATATCAATGCGCTTTAAATCATTGAATTTTTCATGCATCATATAACCAATTAGGGCTACAAATATAGTTAACCCGCCAGTCCAAAGTTCCATCATATTTAGCATTTCCACCTCGCTAAAGAGGCAGCCTTTCTGGTTGGTCTACCTTTTTCGTCCTTCATTGGACCTGGCATACCAGACATACGAGCGCAAAATGATTTCTTTCTAGATCCGCCTTCAGGCTGTGGAGCCTTTAGATTCGAGCCAGTAGCCGCATTATACTTAGCACGACCTTTGGCGGTAAGCCCAGCACCCTTAGATACAGGCAACTTTTCACCACGACCAATCGCAAGAGAAACTCCCTTTTTCTTTTTAGTAGCCATTATGCAGCTTCCTTCTTAGAATCAACTGGACGGATCAATGGGTATAAAAACTCTTCACCAAAAGATCCTTCAAATTCGTGAACACCCATATGACCTAACTTAATTGTAGGATCAATCCATACTTCAAAACCTTGTTCACGGGCACGGTCACAGAACAGATAGTCTTCACCAATGTATTGCCCATCTTTTAACTCAAAGTCAAAGAAGCAGATTGTTGTATCGCCTTCTTTCTTCTCATCGTGATAAACCCACTCTGGATGAGCTTCAGCTAACTTTTCAAACACTTCTCTGCGGATCATCATAAAAGCTGTCGCTACACGCTTGGCTCTAACTAAACCCATTTTGTCCATGAAAATGGTTTCATCGTCTGTGTCTAACGTAGAAAAATAAACTTGACCTTTTTTACGAGCAACAGGAATACCAGCAACGATACCTTTTTTAGGGTCGCTATTCCATGCCATTAAACGGAAAATGTCTTCCGCATTAAAGTTAATGTCCGAATCAATGAACATTAAATCTGTACAGTCTGAGTTTAAAAAATCAGTTGCAATTAGATTGCGTACACGAGATACGACAGAACATCCAGAAATATTACAGACCTGAACATCAACACCGTGTTTCATTGCCATTAAACAAAAATTAGCCATTGAAATAGCTAATTTAGAGGATACTTTGTAATCGTAGGATGGAAGACCTAACATTACCTTCCGACCTGCTAAATTATATCCAGCCTCTAAGCGAACTTTTTCGGTCATTTTTTATCCGTATTGAATAGTCTGGTAGTTAATATTAGTTACTACAACATAAATACCATTTTCAGCCAAAATTCCTTCACCAGAAAAAATTGCTTGGAATGGTTGTACTGCCGTTCCTGTGTTGTAACTAGTTAAAAATTTACCAGTTGAATATACGCAAGCGGTACCACCAGCAATGGTTCCAGTATTAAGGTCTGTAATACTAAAAGTATCAGCAGTTAAAACAGTAATTGTATAATTTCCAGCAACGGCAGCAACACCAGAAGCAGGAGAATAACTTATGCCAATAGCTTGCCCAGTAGTTAACCCATGTGCAGTTTTTGTAACTGTTACTGTATATCCAGAACGAGCATAAGTGGCTGAGACAGGAGCAGTGGTGGTATCAAATAAATCAATACTGCCAGCCGTACCAGTGCCAAGATAAACTAAATTTTTAAGGCGGCAACGACTAGATACTGCTAAACCTGAGCCGCTAAAATGCGAGCCTTTTACGTCATATTGCATTGTCATAATTAATCTCCTAAATTTTAAGTGGGCTAGGGAAAACCCTAACCCGCCAGATTAATTATTGTATACAGTCTGATATTGACCGCCATCTGAATTGCGGACTACATAGTTAACAACCAAAGTAGATGCACCAGAAGTAGATGTACCAGCCAAAGTAGCAACAATGATAGCGTCTGTAGTGCCCACATTAAGCACAAAAGGTGCGCCTGTAGTGGCAATAGTAAACGCAGAAACTCCCGCTGCTGATGGGTTTGTTAAGCCAGAAGTAATGGTTGTACCACCACTAGACAGAGTAATCGTTGGTGTTGTACCACCAGCATAGCCAGTAGTAGTAATCAATTGAAAACCAGTAATTAAAGAACCAGCTGGAACGGTAACAGTATTTACTGCACCATCAGCAAAGCCTAAAGTAAATTGTTGGGAAACGGCAGTACAACCTGTGTTACGGATTGAACCAGCAGTTGTGCCAGTAGTGTTTTTAACGGTGCCAAGTAACCAAGGACCTAAGTGTGTAGCGAAACCCATGAGGATTCTCCTATATACAAGTTAAACCTATTAATCGGTATATCGTCTGCTGGGGCAGTTTAATAGGTTGGTATCACCCAGATGACTATATCTTACTACTTTTTTAAATATATGCAAGCGTTTAAACAAAGAAAAACCCCGCTTTTTGGGCGGGGTCTTCTGTGATGCCAAGGTACTGATTAAGCGCCTTGTGATCCCCACATTCCGAGTGGATCAGACCAACCAAAGCTGTAACGCTCACGAGACTTGTAACGAACGTTACCAGTATCGAAATCACCGTCCATGCTGTTGCTCAAAGGTGTACGAACAAAGTGCTTCATACCATTTGGAACATCAGTTGTTAGGAAGTAACCATTTGGATCGGTCAAGAAGTTGTTAACTGTGTAACCTTCTGAAACTGAACCATTGTTTACGATTGCGTTAATGTCATTGTCGGTTGTACCAACACGCAGTTGAGTTTCGAGCAAGCGAGTTGCAACGAATTGTAACTGTGGAGGAACAATCAACTTCTTAGGTTTAGCAGCGATCAATAAGCCACGCTCGTCTGTCCATTGAGCGATTTGAATAACGGCAGCTTCCAAGGAAGTTTCGTTCAAATCAGCCATTGTGGACTGAGTGTTGCTGTTTGTACCGCCAGATACCAATGGGTGAGCAGTGCTGAACAATGGAACGCCATCGCCACCGTAATAAGCGGCAGAGCTAGTGAATCCGTTGTTTAAAACAGCAGCAGCTTTAACCTGTTTGGTATAAGCCATAGCACGAGCCAAAGCCTTTGTATAGCGAGCTGACAAGGAATCGTAGAGGTTGTCTTCGATTGCTTCTTCAGTCAAGCTAAAGCCAAGGGCGATAGTTTCGTGGTTGTAACGAGCTGTAAATGCCTCTTGAGCATTGTCGTAACGAATGGCAGAGCCTTCGTTTTTGACAGGTGCTGCAGAGAAGCCAGACAGCTTGGTTTCTTCTTCGAACGAACGCTCAGAGGTCTCAGTATCGTAGATCTCTTTGTGTTGTTCACCGTAGCGAGCGTACTCAAGTCCGAACAAAGCGTTCAAACCAGGGAGCAACTCTTTCAGTAGTTGTGCACGTGAAATAGCCATTTATATGCTCCTTAAGCTGCTGTTGCTACAGCAGAACCGCTGTAGTAAGTGTGAACACCAAAGTTAAATTTAACAATAACTTCAGTGAAAGAACCCGATGCATTAACTGTTTCTGGAACACCAGCTACGATACGCATAGGAACTGCGGAACCGCTACCAGTAGTTGCTGAAATAGATGCTAAAGAGTCACCTGTGGTTGTGCTGCCAGCGGTCAAGATTAAAGCTGAATTTTGACCAATAGCTGCTTGTGTTACACCAGAAATTGTGGATGCGCCAGCAGCAGTTACGGCAACTTTGAACAAAGCATCTGGATCATCCAAAACGAAAGCTTGAATGTCAGTAGCGTTTGTGCTAGCTGGGTAATACTGTTGTTGCAACAATTGCTTGGTTGTTGGGTTTGTAAACTGACAACCCAAGAAGATGCCAACGGCATCAGTTGCGGTAGCTGTGGTTGAAACTTTGCTTAGAGTGCCACCAGTGTTTAAACGCACAACATCACCGTAAAAAATCGATGTGCCAGAGTTTTGGGCAATGGGGAATAAGCGAGTTGAACCAGCAAATACCTGACCACCGATCAAATTGATCGGCTGAAATCCGTAAGGACCTGAAACGGTAGGATAAGCCATTTAGAACTCCTAATTAATTAATTACCTTTTCCAAAGCTACTTGTGGATTTACGCTCAGTAAAGAGTGGCATCCGTGGGTCGCTTTGGCGCATTAAATTATTGTCTACAGCCTCTGTCTGATCTTGTGTTTGTTTAGCATAAAAGTTGTTACGCTGTTCCACAAATTCTTCTGGAGTCTTGCAAAGCAATAATCCACCGATCTCAATGTTGTCCTTAAAGCGACTATTTGGATCGATTAACAGTTGCATTTCTGGTTGCTCTTCCATTGGTACAGGTTCCCATTTTTCCCTCAGTTTTGCTGAAAGATTTCTTGGATCTGCTGCTCCCAATGTAGAAATACGTACCCAGTGGTATTTATATCCAGGCATTTTTACAGGCTCTGGAAGTAACTCGGCTGGTGCCCACTGCTGAAGGCGCTCGCTTTTATCACGGGTTTCTACTTCACGGTCAATTCTTTTCGTAGTCATTTTAGATTTCCTTTACAAGTTCACGGGCATATTGCTCATTGGTTAGTCCTAACTTCTTTGCAATTGCTTGCTGGGAGGTTGTCAGCCTAATCTTTTTAGAAGATGTGCTGCGACTAGCCGAAGCTACAACAGTACTAGGTTTTGCCTTGGACTGAGGTTTTTCGTCTTCATCAATGCTCTCGAAATTCTCAGGGAATCTCTTACGCATAGTTTCGTCTATGCGCTTGTAATACTCATCGGTAGTGGCATAAGCCATACCATTTTGCTTAACAAGCTTTTCATGCAATCCCAAGGCTAGACTGGTCATTTCGTCATCTTGACCAAACCAAGAGTTTTTTTCCTGCCAATTTTGGGCTTTCGAGTCCCTAACTGGCTGTTGCACTGGCTGTTGTTGTATTTGTACATCATTTTCCCGCTCTTGTAAAGCCCTTCTTTGATTTAAATTTTGAGTAGCGTCAAAGACCCTATCTAATTTAATCTTGGCGGTAGTCATTTTTTCCTGAGCTTCGACTAATTTATCGCCATCTCCAGACTCATAAGCGTCTCGATATTCTTTCTTAGCCATAGCCAGTTCTTGCTCTGCACTGGTTTTAAATGAGTCTACAGCTACTGCTTCGCTTGAATTAACCTTGCCTTTTAGGGCTTTGTTTTCTTCATAAAGCTTTTTAGCAATTTCTAATGCTTCCTGACGTTCTCTGTCAGCCGCATCAGCTTTTCTGCGCTCATCGTGGTAAATCTTGCGAAACCCAGCAATTTTTTTCTTTGCTTCTGCAGAGTACTCATCAAGCTCATCCCGCTCCAAAGATTCTACAAACTCTGGCTCAGAAGGGGTCTTGCCTCGATCCTCTGGTGGGGTATCGTCTTCAATTTCAATTTCAAAATCGTCTTCTTTGTCAGCGTCTACTGACTTTACTTCTTCTTCATCGGGAAACTTGTAGTTTTCCATTCGTATACTCCTTATTTTCGTTTACTTACGTTTAATGCCACGGGGATCGTCTACTACGCCTTCTACAGAATCATCGTTGATCATGCGGAATTCACGTCCATGAATTACTAAACGGCTGCCAGCATATGGTTTTACAAGGACAAAATCGCCCTTTTTACACCAAGCACCGCTAGGAAAACGGGCTTTATCTGCATAACAATCTGGTCCTAGCTCTACTACAAACAACACTGTAGTCAAGGTTTCCTCAACACGGACAGTTTCGTCTGCCTTGATGATTCCGCTTTCGTACTCTTTCTCCATCTCAGGAATGGCGCATAAAATGCGGTATCCAGAGGGTTTTGGAAGTTGTGTTGCCTTTTCTTCGTTTGACTTATCAAGCAGTTGCGTCAAATCTACCGCTTGCGCTAAGTCGAGAGTTTCACTCATCCGAGTTCTCCATTCTGTCTTTGAGGTCTAATACGTATCCACGAGCAATGAGCAGACCTCGAATCTCACCACACGATCTTTTGTATTCCTCGAACCTTTCGTAGTTTCCAAGGATTACTGCATCTTTAAGTTGGTTAATTTTTTCGTCAAATTGCTTAACCAACAGTTCTAATTCGGTCATTTGTTGTTATTCCCCTTGTTAGAGTTGTTTCTTGCGTTCATTTCAGCGGCTATGAGCTGTGCAGCTATCTGCCCTTTTTGAGTATCAATTTGCTCTTTCTTATGAGCCATCTCTACACCCAGTTTTGTGCCATCAAACTCAGATTTACGGTCTGTATTGTCTTTATCTTTGGAAATGGTGGCTCCAAGACGGGTTCCATCTATCTCTAGCTGACCTTCTACCCTTGTTTTATCAATTTTTAAGCGTTCAATTTGCAATGCAAAGTCAGTTTTGTCTTTTTCTGCTTTACGTTGCTGCTCCTGCGCCTTAATTTGCAGTTCTTGCATCTGCATTTGGACGATAGGATCTTCTGCCTGTTGTTGAGCTTGTTGTTGTGCAGCTGCAGCTTGATTTTGAGCAAGTAATTGGGTAGAAGCTTGAGCTACCAGACGTGAAATTTGGATTTCGTAGTCCTCTGGGAGTGCATCTTCGTCTTCGTCTTTCATATAAGGCAGTGGAGCACCTAGTTGTTGCTCAATCATTTGGCGATACTTGAAGCCAAAGTGCTCTGCAATGTGCGCTTGGAGCGCTGATGTCATCTGTTGAGCCAATGGATTCTGCCCAATCACGGCTGCAGTGGTTGGATCTTGCAAGAAATTGGTGTGAGCAGCAATATGAGCGTCTTGATCTTGGTAAATAAACGCTTTTAATGGCTTCTGATTTAATACATCCATGTTTTCGGTGATTGGATCCTTTGGTTTCTTGTCTTCTTCCAAAGGAATGAGCTTCTGAGCGTTGCGAATTCCCAACACATCTAGCATTTGACGGTGCAACTGGGGCATATTGTAGATTTGTGGGGCACCTTGAGCCAATTGAAGCACGGCTTGGTACTGAACAATCTTCTGCGCCATTGTTGCAGCGTTAGGATCAGACACAGGAATGACTGTGACTAGCTCATAATCGCTTCTTTTGGCTCTTGCACGACCATCTACAGGCTCGTAACCATAAGATTCTGGGGTGTAATCCCGAATAATGTCTTTTAACAGACGTAATTCTTGTTTCATTGAGTAATGGATACGGGCTTGTACCGCACTCATTACCTTTAAAGTACGCTCTAGAATTGCTAGAGTGGTTCCAACTGGAGCATTGGCACTCATGTCAGACACTTTCATGTCTGCTGCGGAAGCAAATCTACGACCTTCTTCTACGATTGTACCGAGTAACTGGTAAAGAACCTGACTAGGTTCCTTGTAAGGCAAGGTCATTAAGTTGTCTTTAATGGCTCCAGACGGTACATCTACGTCACGGAACTCACCTGGCGCTATCGGTGTGTCATCGCCTTTGACACGCAATCCACGGGTCTTAAAGCCACCTGGCAGGTTGCTAAGGGTTCCTGCGTCAACGAGCTGACGAATAAGAGACGTTCCAGACTTCGCAAAGGCTCCAACCAAATGAATGAGACCAAAGCAATAAAAGCCAAAACCAGGCACGTAGCCGTAATGAACGAAGTGTTGACGTTTTTGTTTAGTTTCATCTTCTGGTCTCCAGTTACGTCTAATGGATAGGACTTCCTGAGTGCCCTTTTCCATAGTGACTACATAAGGAAGGGCTATGCCTGTTGGTTCTCCGTCTTCATCTACGTCTTCGTAACCTGGCAAGTCTAAGTTGACGTGCATCTCAAGCAGTTTAAACCTGTCGTCTGAAGTGGCTCTAAAGCCCATCTTCTCAGCAATTTTCTTTTCTACTTCATCTAAAGCGCCAGTAGGCTCATCTAGATCTACATCTCGGTAAAAACCCTCATACTGCAAACGCTTGAGTTCATTTTGGGTTTTCCGCATTACATGGGTAACACGTGGCGCTTGCTCTAGGCTAGAGGCTCCGTAAGGAACCACAATGTCTTCTGCTGGCACAAACATGGATACCTGACGGTTTAGGGCAGGATCAAAGTAAACTTTCTTAAATGCGTTGCCTGAAAGACCTAAGCCCCAGATCATTCTTTCATGTTCAGGGCGGAATTCCTGCATTACATCGGTTAACTCATAGTTCATGTCATCCTGAACACGGGTCGCAGCGTCTTTCTTCTCGACTGTCTCCTTGCCGATGATCTGCGTTTTAACAGGACCCGCAGCTGGAAAGGTCTCCATAATTGTCTCCGCTTGGAACTTAACAAGCGCTTCAGATAACAGCGGGTGATATACACCACAGGCTCCTTCCCAAGGGTCAGTACGTTCTTCAATCTTCATTCCTAGTAGTTCTAATCCGTCTACATAAGTTTGAATCCAGTCTTTACGAGCGCTAATGTCTTCTTCAAAGTCTGCCAGCAAATCTCCCGCAATCTCGGTTAATTCGCCTTGGCTCATATACTCGGCTAAGTTATCGTCAAAGTCTTCTTCATCAGACTCTGGTTTGCCTAATTCAATCTCTAAATCGCCTATCCCAATTTTTACGGACTCTGGGTCTTCAATCTCAATTTCGAGTGCTGGCTCTTCTGTTAATGAGTCTATCCCTATAGGGGCTTGGTAAAGACTTTTTTCAATTGACATAATCTATCCTTAGTAATACGCAACTTTTCGTTTTGGCAAATCATAATCAGGCTCATCCGAATTGATACGGATAAACCCGCCTTGACGGAATCTGAGGAGGGCTTGGGATGTTGAGTCAACCAAGTCATCGTGGTCTCCGTTAGGAAAAGAAGCACACTCTTCCATTACTTCCTCCGCCCATCTAGTATTGGGACACCATACAAACCCTGATGCAAATAAGTCTGAGATGGCGTTTACACGGGCTATCTTATCACTTCCTTTGCCTGGTGTATATTCCTGCAGCGGGATTCCCATCCGCCTCATTTCATAAATTAATGGAGCACCCGCAGCTTTTTTCTCAATAATTAAAGTGTGAGGTTCATATTCTTTGTAAAGCTCAAATGCTTTGGCTTTTAATTCAGGGAACTCCATGCGCTCTTTAAACGCATCTAACAGGATAATATGGGCTACATCCCGCCCATCAGCATCAGTCTTATAGAAGATTCCCCACGTGGTGCAAGCGGAGTAGTCGGCACGGTTATTCTTTTCAAAAGCGGTGTCCCATGATTGAATAATGTAGTCGCAAAACGGTGGCTCGTCATCATCCCAGATCTTCCACATCTCTCGTTTGATGATTGCGCCCTCTTCTGAGGTCGGATTTTGTTGATACTGAGCTTCCCATTTACCTACAGGGATCTCCGCTTTAATTGCTTCTAGCTCTTCCTTTTTCCAAAATTGGGGCCAGAGTGGGTTTCCTGACGGCATCAAAGCAGGAAATTCAATTACTTCCCATTCATCGCCTTCCCGCTTAATGGAGTTTTCAATGATCTGTCCTGTCAAGTCTCGCTTAGACCAGCGGGTCATTACAATCACAATAGCCCCGCCTGGTTGTAGACGCTGACGTGGACCTGATGAATACCACTCGTAAACCCTGTCGTAGACCTCTGGGTTGCCTTGCATGGCTTCTTGCTCTGAATGCGGATCGTCAATAATGAGGACATCCGCACCTTTACCCGTTACGGCTCCGCCTACACCAATCGCAAAATAATCACCGCCTTTATCTGTATTCCAGCGACCTGCCGCCTTGGAATCAGAGGAAAGCTTAGTAGGAAATATCTCTTGATACTCCTGCATATTGACTAGGTTTCTTACTTTCCTTCCGAAACCCACTGCCAGCTCCGCTGTATGGGCGGTCTGAATAATCTTCTTCTGAGGGTATTTACCTAGGAACCAAGCAGGAAATAGGTAAGAAGCGAACTCAGACTTAGTATGACGAGGAGGCATATTAATAATGAGGCGTTTGAGTGTTCCATTAGCTACTCTTTCAAAGGCATCAGCCATATCTTTGTGGTGTTTGCCTGGTATGAAGGCAGACCACATACTGTTAACAAACGATAAAAAATGCTCTTTACAGCGCTCCTTTTGATCTTCCTGCAAGATCACCTTAATCTTAGGTATCTCAGGAGAGTCTTTTGGAAGCGTGTCTAATAGACTCCTGTAACGCTGTAACTCTGCAGTGCTTAGTAGACTCAAAGCGAGGTCATCTTCTGAACGGTTCTATCGATGGGCACGAGGGAGCGGATCTTATTGGGTTGCACCTTTAAGAGTCCTCTATCCTTCAAATTGTGAATAATTCGGTGGATATTAGATTTGCTCTTCAGTTTGAGTCCTGTAGCTATATCAGCATAACTAGGGGAAAACCCTCGGTACTTAATAAAGTCTTCTATGAAGTGCAACACTTCCATTTGTCTTTCAGTCATCGCTGTGCTCCATACACTTCGTTTCTCATAACGGCATATAGTCTAAATAAACGGGAGTGGCTTCGCCCATGTAGGCTCCAAGGATATTGAACTCGTAATACTCCCAAGCTTCTTCTTGGTTCATATCCCGCATTAGGATGCTAATAATCTTATTGCGGTCATAACAGACCGCTAGTAGACCAGCACGCTCAACAACCCCTAGGACAGCTTCGTCAAAGCCATCGAGGGTTAAAAGGTCAGGATGCTCCTCAGAGATCATTTGAGCAGCTCCAAGGCTTTTCTGACACTTGCTATAGCACTAGTCATTTCCGCCCTTTCTTGACCCCTTAATTCAGCTTGTACCGCCATCATCGATAGGACAAGACTTTTTAGTTTATCGGTCAACTCTTTATTCTTCACTTCTTACTCCTGTTTAAACGTTCGTGGTATGTTACCACATTGCTAAAAAAATATATATAGAGATCGGAAGAGCGTC